TTGCGTGGTCAGGGCCATCACGCTCCCATTGGTTATTTTCCTTCACGTATAAGGTTTCGCGCTTGACGTCGCTACAATGGACCGGTCGTTTGTATAGGTCGGTTTTCTGGAGGTTGTCTATGAAGATGCTCGACATGCCCTCAACATAGCCAAGTCTACCGACATTTTCTAGATCAGTTATGTTCAACTGGATAGAATCAATGAAGTCTTTCATGTTCATCGCGTCCTTACACTTTTCGTTAAGAAACATATTCATGTTGAAGGTGTTGTTATTATTGGTGTTGTTGGTGGTGGTAGTGGAATTATCATGTATTGTAGATGCGCTAATATTATTCGTTGTTAATGCTTGTGATGACTTACATATTTCATACATTTGGTTTTGTAATTGAGTGTTTGATTTGATTAGTTCAAGTATTAGTTTATTTTGTATATTATTATCACTCATCAACTGTGAAGGCTCAGCCAACGATATCTTAATATTTTGTTTCGGATATATATCATTATCGTCGTTATCGTCGTTATCGTCGTTATCGTCGTTATCGTCGTTATATTCTTCATTTGTTGATTTATCTTTGCGTTTCAAATCGAGTAATAAATGTAAAATGTTATTATATTCATCACGTGTTATTGGCTTGGATATTTCATCTAGTGTATATTTTTCTGGTTCTGGGTCTGCATCTGTGTTAGTTTCATAATTCATTGTGCTTGATACCGATTTATCTTGCTGATGCTTTGTTGTATCTAAATGCTTGTTATATATACTTTGTTTAGAGCATTTGAAGTTACACTTTTCACAATAAAAACGATAACTTGTTCTTCGAGGGTGAGGTAGTGGTTCAACACTATTTAAGTTGGCTTGTAATAATACAACATATTCCTTTTCTTTCTTTTTCGCATCATACATGTCATTACAGGTAATAACGTCGATTATTTCCATTTTCCAGTTATCCCAACCACCATTATTTCTTATCACTTGATACAACTTACAATTGCTTGTGTTAGTTGTATCGCTTATACAACACATCTTATGAGCATATTTTCTCTGGACAAAATTAGTGGTATATCCTACATATACGTCACTAATAGTTTCATCTTTACATGTTATTTTATAAATAATAGTATTGGAATAATCAATATATGTTTTGGGCATAATCTTATAAGAATCTTATAGTAATCTTATCTATCCTAAATCTTATAAAATAATCTTATAGGAATCTTATAAGAATCTTATCTATCCTATACATAAATGTCCGATTTTAACCCACCAAAATGGCGGCGGCCGCCGACCCCCCCCCAAAAGTTCAGTCACAGTTTTTTAGGGTGAAAAATGTGTTTTGAGAGCATAATGGTAACAAACGTGTTTTTTGATGTTTCACATTTCATGTTTTAAAATTGACGGCGCGAAAAGGCCAAAATGGACATTTTTGGATGTCCAAAAAATGTCCAAAAATAGGGGGTCTAATTTCGTAGTTTTTTCTAGCCTTCAGCTGTTTTGAACGAAATATTTTCGGCGGTTTTGTCCTTGAAACATAAATTTCCAACTCCCAAGAATCCACACTTTTGAAATAAAACCTGTTTTCAAACGAAATATTTTCGGCTGAAAAGAAGGAATTCTGACCTTATGAGTTTTCAATACTTGCACTACCCTTTTCAATCGCCACGCTCTTCGCTACTTTACGTATCACCTTATCAATATTCCCCTCCTTTTCACCGTCGGTTACAATCCTGGACATCTTAATGTATTTGTCATTCTCTCGGGTGTTGCTATTCAGGCAGCGTGGATTGGCTTTCGCCCATTCATTTACAAGGACCACATTCTTATGCTCCACCGAAAGGACCGCGTTTGTCATTTTTGCGTGGTCAGGGCCATCACGCTCCCATTGGTTATTTTCCTTCACGTATAAGGTTTCGCGCTTGACGTCGCTACAATGGACCGGTCGTTTGTATAGGTCGGTTTTCTGGAGGTTGTCTATGAAGATATTCGACATGCCCTCGACATAGCCAAGCCGGTTCATATTCTCCATGTCAGTCATGTTAAGCTGGATAGAATTCACAAAATCATTCATGTTCATTGCATCCTTACACTTTTCGTTGAGGAACATGTTCATATTGAAGGTGTTGTTGTTATTATTATTATTACTATTGGTGTTTATTGTGCTATTACTAATGTTTGATTTTTCTGCGAGTGATTTTATGATTTTCATCATCTCTCGATTATCTTTCAATAATTCCATAAACATTTCTTTGGATATCACAATATTCTCCGGTTCTTTTTCTTTTTGATTTATGGTTGTTTCACTTGATGATACATGTAATGAACCACATGTTCGTTTATGCTTTGCCAGACTCGAATGATGAAGATATGTCTTACCACATTTACAAATATACGTATTGGATGTTTCGGAGATTTTTTGAGTGTCATGTAGTCGAATATGCTTGTTCGTAACAATATGTCGATTGAACTCTGTTTGTTTAAAGCATGTAAAGTCACACTTTTCACATGAAAATTTTGGGTTGATTTTGAATTTAACTTCTGATGTAGAAATATCTTCTGATATGACATTATTAGGTTTCTTTGTAGGAAGCGGTTCTACACTATTCAATGTTGCTTTTAATAATACATAATGTTCTTGTTCTTTCTTTCTAGCCTCATAAAGATTTTTACAGTTACTAAAATCGATTATTTCCATTTTCCAATTATCCCAACCACCATTAATTCTGATTACCTGATATAGCTTACAATTATAGAGATGTGCGTTTTTACTATCAGATGCTATCTTGTGAGCATTTTTTCTTTGAACGAAATTTGTAGTGTGACCTACATATACATCATGAATTCGTTCATCTTTACATGATATTTTATAAATGATTGTATTTGAGTAGTCAATATATTCCCTTGGCATACTCTTATTATAATAATAGTCTTATAATAACATACTTCATAAAATATATTTAAATGGAACACATAAATTTTTCTGCAATGTTACCGACCTTATGAGTTTTCAATACTTGCACTACCCTTTTCAATCGCCACGCTCTTCGCCACTTTACGTATCACCTTATCAATATTCCCCTCCTTTTCACCGTCGGTTACAATCCTGGACATCTTGATGTATTTGTCATTCTCTCGGGTGTTGCTATTCAGGCAGCGTGGATTGGCTTTCGCCCATTCATTTACAATGACCACATTCTTATGCTCCACCGCAAGAACCGCATTTGTCATTTTTGCGTGGTCAGGGCCATCACGCGCCCATTGGTTATTTTCCTTCACGTATAAGGTTTCGCGCTTGACGTCGCTACAATGGACCGGTCGTTTGTATAGGTCGGTTTTCTGGAGGTTGTCTATGAAGATGCTCGACATGCCTTCCACATAGCCAAGCCTACCGACATTTTCCAGTTCAGTTATGTTCAACTGGATAGAATTCACGAACTCTTTCACGTTCATCGCATCCTTACACTTTTCGTTGAGGAACATGTTCATGTTGAAGGTGTTGTTGTTGCTGTTGTTGGTATTGGTATTATTGAACGTATTATGGTCGCCGTTGGTTTTGTAATTATTTGATAGTAATGCGGGCGGTTGTGACGGTGGCTGTGGCTGTGAGTCATTTGTAATCTGTGGATGAGACGTCTTCATGAGTTCAATGATATGTGACTGAAATTTGCTGTTTGTAGCCATCATCTGTAACATCATCTTCATTTGGTTTTTCATTTCACGATTTTCTTATGTAAGCTCTTTGATTGTTTTTTGGCGTTCAAGTAAGACATCCCATTACTATTACCTAGTGGTGTTTTCTGTATAACGATATTTTGTGGTGTTTCGTCTATTATGAATTTCAGAGTCAGAGTAGTGAATATCATAGTTTATGTTGGTATCGGATTCGATGGTAGTATCATTTTTATTTTTACTACATACTGTTTTTGTTGTCATACACGTTTTTTATGCCGACATAGGCCAGAAGAATGAGAATATTGTTTATTACAATTTGGGCAGGAATTAATCAACTCGTTTTTGAAGCGAATATTTTCGCCGGTTTTGTCCTTGAAACATAAATTTACCATCCATCAGAATCCATGAATTTCAACATTTCATGGATTTTTACAATTTTGAAGCGAATACATCACATCGAAAGTCTAAAAATTCGCATTAAACTCAAAAACATCATCAGCCACCTTCTTCTCCGCCAGTGCGTATTCCCCGACCCTCCGCTCAAAAAAGTTCGTCTTTCCCGCCAAACTAATCATCTCCATGAAATCAAACGGATTCGTCGCATTATAAATTTTATCATACCCGAGTTGAAGTACAAGTCGGTCGGCAACAAACTCAATATACTGACACATGAGTTTCGCATTCATACCGATAAGACGACAAGGCAGAGCCTCCGAGATAAACTCTTTCTCGATTTCCACCGCATCACGCACAATCTCATACACACGATGACGCTGAATCTTCTTCACCATCTTCGTGTATAAAAGCACAGCAAACTCTGTATGAAGTGCCTCATCACGAGAGATGAGTTCGTTGCTGAATGTGAGTCCGGGCATAAGACCGCGCTTCTTCAACCAGTAAATCGAGCAAAATGCACCAGAGAAGAAAATCCCCTCCACGCACGCAAATGCCACCAACCGCGTCTGGAATGTGCTACGTTTATCACCAATCCATTTCAGGGCCCAATCCGCCTTCTTTTTAATACAGGGGAATGTAGTAATGGCGTTGAACAGACGGTCCTTCTCCGTGGTGTCTTTGATGTATGTATCGATAAGGATACTATACATTTGCGAATGAATATTCTCCATCGCGATTTGGAAACCGTAGAAAGCACGGGCTTCTGCCAACTGAACCTCAGACATAAATCGCTGTGCCAGATTCTCCATAACAATACCGTCACTCGCCGCAAAAAATGCGAGAATCATCGAAATGAAATATCTCTCGTCGTTGTTCAATGATGTCCAATGAACGATATCTTTTGTTAGATCGACTTCTTCCGCACGCCAGAAACAATCAACCTGTTTCTTATACATATTCCATATTGCTGCATCTTTGATGGGAAAAAGCACAAACCGATTCTGGTCTTCTTCTAGTAATGGTTCGATGACTTGATGAGGTTTAGTGGTGGCGGCGGCCACAGGTGCAGCGGTGGCGGATTCAGCTGATATCGGCAGAATTTCTTGAGTAGTGAGAGACATGTGACGATAAACAGGTGTGGCGTATGTATTTATAATACGGAATAAAGGTTTAATATTGTTTCCTAAAGGGCGTGGATATTATAGAAGGATAAAAAAGAAACAGTATAAATCGATGGTGTCATATATATTATATCAAATGCTAAACAAAGACGAACTACGTTGTCATGATTTTGATATCGCAGTTATTAATTTAGACAGACGACCTGACCGTTTATCGCATCTTTATAATAATGCTCCCATCATGTTCCGTCGTTGGCCGGCAATCGATGGTCAAAATCTCTCGAAACATTATTTTCAATTCTCCGATTTATTAGACACGATACGAAATCAGCAACGAGTCTTGGGTGAAGTCGGCTGTTCCTTGAGCCATTATTCGTTATGGAAAGACCATATTGAGAGACATAAACATAAACATCTTCTTATATTTGAGGATGACGTAATGTTTTCTGAGTCATCAAAGACGCAATATAAAATAATGACGGATGAGGTAGTATCTACGCAAGGTTTCGAGTTTGATTTGATATATGTTGGTGGACAATGGACACCTGATTATGATATTGATGGTGCAAATGTTCCCTATTTCAACTTTCAAAGAACGACGAGAGAATCTCTCGGAACACATTATCGCGAATCTCTCATTCCAAGTATCTACAAACGACGTAATCTCTCGCCGGCGGTCATTCAAGGCCAACGTAATATCTGGTATTCGCCATTATTTCGCACAGCTGGTGCTTACGTTATTAGCCAACGCGGTGCGAAACGTTTATTAGAAGCAGTCGAAACAGACACAGCTCTATTCATGAAGACACCTCTCGATATGTGGTTGCTCGAAATGGATTTTAGAGGTTATATTGACGCATACGACCGTTTTCCGCATCCATTTTATCAGGCGGGGTTCGAAATGGTGCGAGAGCCGAGTCATGTAGCCAACGATATTCATCGCGGGGTATTTTCGAATATTGAACTTCCGCCGTCGCTTATATAAGCGAACAGATGCCGCTGCATTATCTAGACGACCTTCATCGAAAACGTCGCCCAATCAAATCCCGCTTTCCACTTTACACGCCCATCCACCTCACTATATCCTTCCTTTTGAATGATATATTGTTCATTCGCAAGCCAACAATTATACTTTGGCTGAATATATTCAGTGTACATGTAATCAATATTTCGACGTTCCAAATCGGGCAAATCGGGAAATGTATCTACCAACGCGAGTATCGGTTCATACATATGCTTCTTCACGATGTAGGCATGATTACACCATATTGTGCCTTTCACCCATTTATGAGATTCGTCGATTCCATCGTATTTCGTCAATATGCCGCCAAGATATAAGATATCCCATTTTCCGTGAGATGGGAATGGAATGGCGGCGAGTTCGTGAATATTCTCTCGAATCAATACATCATCTTCTAGAATAAGAACCGACGAGAGATTTTTATCTTGAGCGTAACGTATCGCGTTGATATGCGACCTGAAACAACCTACTTTTGTATTTTCTGTATGAAGATGATTCAGTAGAACGGAATGCGGTAGCCCATATGATGTGAGGTGTTGGCTTACATAGCTTGTTCGTTCGGGGCGTTCATGAAGACATATCACGACAACCTCTTGTGCGAATGGCGGTTGTGCGAGGAATGATGCCACACCCGTATGTGATGAGCCGCCCATCTCCGGTGAAGATGGCGGTGTATGTATTGCTTGAGGTGTGAAAGCTGCACTCGATGAAACCGATGATAATGAACGCTCACTGGATGGCGGAGAACTGCTGGTATCGTCGATACGCTTGAAGTATTTCATTTCAGCGGCAGCGGCAGCGGCAGCAGAACCTGCATCAATAACTGAGAGATAGGGATTCGTCATTTCAATATACTTATTTACTTTCATGAGGTCGGCGATTCGACGAGCGACCCTATCTGAACTAACGCGAATACTAAAAAATCCAATTGTAAATACTTTATTCGAAATGGTCATCCCCACACCGACACAATCGTGTGCGTCTTCTTCGACGCTACTGCCGCCACCGCCACCGCCGCCGCCGCCGGTTTGCTCACATGGTTGGTTTTCTTCAAAGTATGTCGAGAGAATTTCGTATTCACTTCCTTCACTGTCAATCGAGCAATAATCAATCATATCTGGCACCGAATACTGGCAACACAAATCATAAAGTGTTATCGTATCGACCTTATACGATTTAAAACCCATGCGGGTCCATGATTGTCCTTCTTTATTGTTTTCAAGTGCACTTTTAAGTCCGCTACGCGGTGTATCGAGAGATTCATAGAAAATCGCACCACTACCACTGCCATTCGAAAGCGACGATGTTACATTTGACACCGCTGCGAAAACAGAATTCGAACGTCTTGCCTTAAGTGCTGATTCATAATGTTTAGCCGGTTCCACCGAGAGACCACGCCATTGCCGATATTTCTCGAAGAAGTAACTTCCAGAGTTTGTTTCACCATCCCCCGCACCAATATCGATAAAATACCCGCCATCCTTGCCCTTTACAATATATTTATCGTAAAACTGGTCGTTTCGAAGAGGGTGATAATACTCAGGATAGAGTGTGAGGTCGTCCGCAATGGCGGCCTGTTTAGGTCGATATACGTCAAGCTCCATCTTTTGCTGATTCAGAAACTCATTTTTACGCATAATATCCCCTAATATCGTCTCCCATAAATGCGTGCCGTAGGACTCAGGCGGAAAAACGTAAGGCACTATCTCCGACCGGATAAACGCTTCGGTGTCCTGCCAGTGAAGCGGCATAAACATCTTCCAGTCTAGCACACGAATTCGATACTTGTGCATGTAATGCGGGTGATTTTCAAGGAGCTGTTTATTCGAATCGCGGATATGATGTGCCCAAATTCCCAAACGCAACCCCGACTTGAATTCATTCAGCCATAACTTGATGAATTCGTTCTTGGGTTTCGCCGCCAAAAACGCATTGATGAGTGCACCACTCCCCCTACCGTTTGCCCCCTCGCGTTCTTCGCTGATATAAAACGAATGACCAGATGCGAATACTTCATGAAAGGGACGAACAATGAACATATCGATGTCCAGATACACGCCACCGTGCTCATATAATAACTCGAGACGTGCCACATCCGCCTTATACTGGAAATGCTTCAATTCGAACCCGTCGTAATACTGTGGAGCATCCATTTTATGAATCTTGACGCGCGGGTGCCCCTTTATATCCTGCCAGTAATGATTTTCGACGGGGGGTTCTCTCGTATTATAAATCCTGATTTCATATTCGGGCATATACTGTATCATCGAATGAATACACCTATGATGGAAATTATAGAATTCTGTCTCGCCGAAATAAAGCAGGTGGATGATTTTCGGGATTTCGGCACAGGGGTCAGCGGGATATAACATACCGAGATTCGCCACAGCCGCTTCTTTGATGAAATCGGGGAGTTCTGACTCGCTGTCATTCACACCGTTTGGTGCATTCGACGGAGAGGGTGATGGCGTATCTACGATTTCTTCGAACTGCTTTATTGCATCGCACGGGTTCAGCGTAAAATTGGAACTCGCACGGTAAAATCGGACGTAGTTGGTGTCGCGCTTATTGTAAGTTGGAAAATAGTCGAGATACATATCCGCGACAGCTACCAGTTTTTCATGGTCTTTATGATAATGATGCTGGTTATGGATTTCTTGGAGCATCTGGTTTCGGTCCATGTATTTCGAACTGTTTTGATAGTATTGATGGCGAATACGCCTGATAGCTGACCCATCCTGTTGTATGTCGGAATCTGAAGAAACACAATATCGCCCCCATGCCATACCACGCGACCGACATTCATTATTGATGATATTATCCTTTACCATAAGTTCATAATAATCATCGAACCCGTGTTCTTCGACGATACCGGTGCTTACCATTTGCGTCCAAGCTTTTGTGGGTTCGACTGTATAATGTGCATGACGTTCTGGACTTCGGCATATATCATCAATTGCGACGATGGTATGTGGTCCCGCAGCCAGTCGTTGCGAATTAAGAATATCCTTCATAGGAATGTCGTTTTGATGACCCCCGTCAACGAATATAAAATCGAATCGGAGAGGTGGTGCGGTGAGAGGGTTTTTCATTCTGTGCGCGACTTGGTCTTCGTATTTCGGAATGGTTGTTGTGCTGTCACCCGTTACGAGTGTATGCCGTCCTGGAAAAACCGAGTCGATATAACGCTTCGCCGCGAATACATACGCATACTCGCCGAGGTCAAAACTCACGACTTTGGTTTCGGGGGGCGTGATTGCGAGGAATAGGAGTGCGGAATGACCCGCATTAAAACCGATTTCCATTATTGATTTCGGTGATGACTGAGCCACGAGTTCGCGAAGCCGTGTTACCTGATGTGTGAGTTGAAAGGA